AAGGAAGGCAAACATATGCGATTAGACAGATCATAGGAGATTAACGTAAAACTAAGAACAAAGAAATATGGAAACAAAAGATTTAAAGAAAAGATTTAAGGATTTGACGGTGGTTAAATTGACAATGGATGCAGTCTATTCCCGGCGGGATATTGAAGAGAAAGTAAGAGAACTGTTTGGGAATACAGTTCTCCGGTACGAACATAACGGAAAAAAGGTAAACGTGGCATCCAGCGCTACGTATGGCAAGTTTATAGGGCAACTGAAGCAAGGAGTCAAAGTTGTTATGACTGGAGCTGAAATTGAAATGAAGCCGGAATATGCGAAAAAGGTTTGGAAAGTCAGAACAGAACCTTCATTTATGTGGGGCGAGTTCGTCGTTTGGTTGGAAGGTTTTAGCGGTGCATATTCTTGTGAAATGCTAAGATTTCCGGAACCGGATGAAGATTTACCATTCTAATTAAGAAGATATGAATATAGGATACATAAGACAAAAAGAGAAGGAGCATGCCTGTGATTACTGGCTCATGCTCGCATATCGTACGTTATTAGGACGTGCTAAGAGTAGCCGAAAGCGTAAACAATTAGCTCGAAAGATAATCCGTATATGCAAAGGAAAGGATAAACATATCATGGATATATCTGATGATTACAGGTTTTGGACAGCGAAGGAAATGTATGATTATATAGTTAAAGCAAAGAAAGTTGTATTGCTCATCATGTTTCTGTTAATGTTCTGTAGTTGTAGAACGTACAATGTATATCTTATAGATACAAATTCGGAACCGGTTTATTCCGCTCCGGTAAAGCCTCTTGCAAATAGATATACTTCCTCTTTTCAAAAGGCTGACAGTCTTTTTGAAAAGGTCTCTAAAGAAGCGGTTAAAGCCGCATACGAGAAAACAAAACATTTAATTCCAAATTAAAACATCTAATCATGGAGATTAAGATATGTAGAAAATGCGGCAAGGAATTGTCGATAGATAACTTTTATAAGGATAGAACCACCAAGGATGGGTTTGGCTTTTACCGCAAGGCTTGCATAAAATCCTATAACGCCTCTAAGAAGAACAATATAGGGGGGGGGGTAAAATGACCCGGGTATTCACGAACCCGGATCTGGCCAAGTTCAAGCCGAGGGAACTCATTGAAGAGTTGAAATCTAGGGGTTATAAGGGGACGCTCACCTACGAGCAAGTAATAACATTATAATGTAAATACAGTTGAAAATCATGGACGTATTTAACGATAATCCATTTGCCAAAGACACGCCCGTCACTCCGTTTTCGAATGGGACGGAAGCGCAATCGTGGCACGAATGTAATTGTGATAAGTGCATCAAGTATGAGAACCAATCCGAATCAGAGGAAAAAGCAAAATGCAAACTGGCATATCATATTGATTATGGGTTCGTGTTAGGAACTATCCCGCTTTGGGTTGCTAAGAAAATAGGGGTTAGATATGACCCTTTATATCAGACAGGACGATTACACTCACAATGTCGAGAATTTAGGACTGGTGACGAACCTTTTTAATTGACAACTAAGAAGAATATGAATAAAACAGATCGAATAGAACGTATTAGGAGCGATATTGACCAGCAAATTAGTTGTTGCCATCATCGAATTGACATCCTCAATAAAAGGAGAAATAAACTCATAGGAATAAGCATGAACATCCTTGATCCTCATGCCCTCATACCAATTTGGTATGATGACATTGAAGAGTGGATAAAAGGACATCCATACCCCAAAACATGTATCGATATGGTGTATCCAAACAAAGAAATTGCTTTCAATGACTCTTTAGCATGTAATACATATCAGATAGATTATCATATTGTAAAATGCAAACCTCGTGAATATTATATAGATAAGTATTTAAAATAAACAATTAGAAATCATGGAAGAAAACATCAAAGAGAAATCGATCAAACTAGCTATAGAAGCTATGAGACCACTACCGGTAAACTCTTTCGCCGGATATTGCAGCGTAAACGATGATCGGTCTCCGGAAGAGAAGCATCTGGATAATATGAGGTTCTGCAAGGAGATCAATGAACTCCAATCGGAAATGCTCATAACCTTGGCCAGCAAGATAGAGGCATTTTTAGATGCCCAAAGAAAAGACTCTGTAGAATCAGTGAATATCAATCATCCTACAGTTTTCCCGGACGGGAGAAATTGTTGCGTACCACCATATGTTGATCGCATGAGCCAATTGGCATCCAAGCCTTTTGACGATATTGAAAAAATTTAAAGAATATGGAAAACGATGCGAAATGAAAAGACTCGTATGCGATATCATGCCAACGCAAGCTCTTCCTTTCGTCCGAGAAACAACAGAAACAACTTAATATATTCGTGAGTCACATATATCTATTACAAACATTTTAAAATTCAAATCATGAACAAACAAGAATTAGTGGCGAGAATCGCCGAAGTATCCGGCGTAGACAAAAAAACGACCGAGCACGTACTAAACGTGGAAAGAGACGTAATCATCGACGTTCTCCAAGGCGGCGAAGATATCTTTAACCGTGGCTTCGGATCTTTCCAGATCAAGGCACGTGCGGCACGTGTGGCCCGCAATCCGAAAACGGACGAGAAGATCTACGTCCCCGAGAAGAAGGTAGTGAAATTCAAGCCCGCCTTCAAGCTTGATTAACCAAGGGATCGGGACGGAAAGGAATCCGTCCCCTCCACACATGGCCTAGGGTGATTGAGGCATGATCGCTTTTCAACGGCATCCGCACGAGGGGTTCGATTCCCTTCGGGGTCGCATAGACAATAAAACTTATATCTTATGGCACTAATATCTAAAGATTTATTCGGGAGTATATCTATCAATGGCTTATCCGAGGAGCAGGCCCGGGAGTTACTAACCGCTTTGCGTGAGGCGATGTCTACCCGCCGTAACTCCGGGAGGCCCTTGAACGAGATAGTGGCGAGGATCGCCCACGAACTGGATAACAAAATCAAATAATAAGAAGGGATGATATGAACGTTGAACTAGAAAGACTGATTGATCTTGTATTGGATGTCCCCATCGACAATGTGATCGGCTCAGATTCGAACTTGACTCGCCGGGGATCGAACCTCGTGGGTATCTGCCCTCTATGCGGGAAAGGGGCTAAAACCCCTCCGTTTACCGTCTTTAGCCAGACGAACACATGCAAATGCTTTTCTTGCCTTGAAGGAGGCAATACCATAAGCTATGTAATCAAGAAACATGGCCTTACCTTCATGGAAGCCGTGAAGCGTATCGCCAAGGAGAACAACATCCCTTGGAACGACGATTACAAGCCAACCGAGGGGGAGGTCCGGGAGGGGGCCAGAAGAGAGGCGGCCCGTATCCTTATGAAGCAAGTGGCCGATTACTATGTAGCGAACCTTGAGTCGGAAAAACCGCAAAAGGATTACGTGATCAATCGCTGGGACGAGAAGACGGCGAAGATCTACGGCATAGGCTTCGCCCGTGATTCATGGAACGACTTGCTCAACCACGCCAAAGCCTCCGGATGGAATATCGAACTGCTGGAGGAATTGGGCATGCTGAAACGCAAGGAGAACTCGGATCATCTATACGACTTCTTCCGTGGACGCATCATGATCCCCATCCGTGACCGTTGGGGCAATATCATCGCCTTTACGGGACGAGACACGACAAAGGCCGATAACGTGGCGAAATATATCAACAACAAGGAAACCTTCCTTTACAGCAAGGGCAAAACCCTGTTTGGCATAGATACGGCCTACGTCATGGCCTCCAAGGAACGGAAGGTCTACGTGATGGAAGGCGCTCCGGACGTGATCCGGATGAATAAGATATCCGTGTTCAATAGCGTAGCCTCCTTGGGTACGGCCTTTACGGAGGAGCAATTCGCCCTTCTTAAAAAGATGAACGTGGAAACGCTATGCTTCATCCCCGATCAAGACGAGCCCGGGCTGAAGGCCCTCCAGAAGAACGCCCTTTCCGCTTTGCGAAACGGATTCGCCGTATCCGTAAAGACGATTCCCACGGAACCGGGCAAGAAGGAGGACGCTGATTCTTATTTCAACGCTCCCGGGAAATTCGAGGCGATCAAGGAGGAGGATTTCATCATCTTCCACGCTACCGAGCTATTCAGAAAGAACGACACGATAGCGGACAAGAACCAGTGCCTTGAGGAGATAGCCGCCATATTGAGCACGATATCATCGGAGGGCGCAAGGGAAAGCTATGTTTCCCGCCTCACGAAAATCTACGGCAAACTGAGCGTATGGAAGAAGGCTATCGCCCAATGCCAGAAAGATGCCGTGAAAAAGAGCACGCAAAACCAGAACACGTTCAATTTGGATACGTTGCAGCAATATGGCTTTCTTTATTCCAACAACTGTTATTTCTCGATCAGCGACAACGGAAGCCGGGAGCAATGGAGTAATTTCACCATGATCCCCCTTTTCCATATAAAGGACGCTACCAACCCAAAGCGCATGTATTCGATCAAGAATTGTTTTGGCTACGAGTGTATCATCGAGATGAAGCAAGAGGAATTGGTTTCGATGAATAAGTTCAAGATGAAACTGGAGGGCTTGGGCAATTTCATCTGGGAGGCTGGCGAAAGGGAGCTTATCAAGCTGAAGAAGTTTCTGTACGAGAAGACCGAGACGGCTACAGAGATTACCCAACTCGGATGGCAGAAGACCGGCAACTTCTTCGCTTTCGGCAACGGTGGTTTCAATGGCTCGGAATTCATTAAGTGCAACGAGTATGGTATCATCAAGATGGACGGCGGCAACTATTATCTTCCGGCGGCCAGTAAGATTTACCAAGACGAGGAGAACCTATTCCAGTTCGAGCGTCGCTTCGTTCACGACAATAACGGAAGCATCTCCCTTTATGATTATGCGGTGCGCATGATAAACGTTTTTGGCGATAACGCCAAGATCGGCCTGTGTTTCCTAATGGCTACCTTATTCAAGGATATCATCGTAAGGCATACGAAATCGTTCCCTATCTTGAATCTGTTTGGGCCTAAAGGAGCCGGTAAGTCGGAAATGGGACACTCATTGATGTCTTTCTTCATTCCCCGTAATACGCCTCCAAACTTATCCAACTCCACGATACCGGCCTTGGCGGACGCTGTGGCCCAATGCTCCAACGCCCTCGTGCATCTGGACGAGTTCAAGAATAGCATAGACTTGGAGAAACGGGAGTTCCTGAAGGGCCTTTGGGATAACGCCGGCCGTAGCCGCATGAACATGGATAAGGACAAGAAGCGGGAAATTACCAACGTGGACAGTGGCATCATCGTATCCGGACAGGAAATGGCCACGGCCGATATCGCCCTTTTCTCCCGCTTCGTTTTCCTTTGCTTCACGCAAACGGAATACTCGGACGAGGAGCGGAACCGTTTTCAATCCCTAAAGAATGTCGAGGGATTAGGATTATCCCATCTCACCTTGCAAATATTGAAGTACCGTCGGGAAATGAGCCTTAACTTCACGGCCCATTATACGACTTGCGCCACCGATCTAAGCGAGGCTATCAAGCAGCGCCATATAAAGGTAGAGGATCGTATCTACCGGAACTGGCTGATCCTGCTCGCTACCTATCGTACCTTGCACGAGTATCTGACGCTTCCTTTCGATTACGACGAGATCAAAGCGCTTTGCGTAGATATGATCATCCGTCAGAACAAGGAATGTAAGAGCAATAACGAGCTGTCCGGATTCTGGTCGATGATCAGCTACTTGAACCAATCCCGTGAGATCTACTTGAACGCGGACTTCAAGATAAAATTCGAGCTGTCCTTACGCCTGAAGGGAGGCCGTTCCATCGAGAACAAGGAGGCCAAGCAATACCTGTATCTTCGCAAGGATCGTATCTTCCAGTTGTATCAATACCACAGCAAGATATCCGGAGCGGAAAAGCCCTTGGATAAGACCTCGTTGATATTCTACCTTCAGAATAGCCCCGAGTTCGTCGGCGAGAAGCAAACCGTACGTTTCAAGAACATCATCCGGGGCATGGAGGAAAAAAAGGAGGACGCTAAAGGCAACCTTATCGCCACGAGCGGAACCGCCCAAGCCATGCTTTTCGATTACGACTTGATTAGGAAGAACTACGATATCGATCTTGATACCTACGAAAGCACCGACGCGGACGAGGAAGATTCCAAGGTGACGCAACCCGGAGAGGATTTACCATTTTAGCAACCATACAATATACCAAGCGATGAGAACGAATACCAAACGCAACCTAATCCTTGAGGCCACGGAAAGAGAGCTTCGGGATATTTTCGAGAAAGAAGGGTGGGACGAATATTATACCTTCGCCTCCTTCCTCCTGCAACATAAAAAAAACGGATGTAAAATCATAAAAGACTAAAGAACATGGCATTCAGAATGGATAATTACATGGAACGATGGGCCGCCTTATATAAAGGAATCCACCATACGCAAAAGGCCCCCCGCTTTTTCCGCTGTAACGACGAGATGACTTTCGACGAGTTCCTACAGAACTACATGAGGATAGCGGAGCCGATATGCGGCATACGTACCAATATGGAGGGAGATATGGATATCACCAAGCGAGTACTGAAGCCCGTCTACCTGTTGATGTTCCTCCAGCGTGCGGATCCTAGAAACTTCAGGAACATAGCGGACGTGAAGTATCGCTGCCTTTCCATTGCGGAGGATTTCCTTATCGCCTTGGAAAAGGATCAGAAGGAGGCGGCGAGACAAGCCACGTCATCCGCCTTGTTAAGGCTGGACCTCGGCAATGTGCGTTACGATACGATGGGGCCGTTGACCAGCGCCAACTTTTACGCCATCTTCGTAACGATAGAGAGCTTGGAGTACCATAAGAAATGTTACTCCCCTTCGGATTACTATCCGGAGGAGGAAGCCGATTGGTTGGAACACAGGCGGGATTGATACCCTCCCGGAAAGCCGTACGGATAAGGAAACTGGGCCGTACAGGAAAATATCTCTAGCCGTACAGGAAAGTCTTGCTTACTGTACGGCTTTTATTCTGCTGATATACAACCGTATAAACTAAAAAATAAAGGAAATATGCGCTAAAACTAAATATGAAAATTTTCAGCTAAAAAACTCTTCTACATGTTACACATCTTCCACATCGTTAATAATCAGATATTTATCTTCTAAAATCAAGTTAAACATCGTTCTACATTTTTCTACAAAGTGTTAATTACTGTCATTTTTCTACATTGTTCTACATTTTACACATTTGTAGAATACTTAAAGTATTGATTATTAGCGATGTGGAAGATGTGTAACATGTAGAAGCGAAAATACCTTGAGATTTTAGAAAAAATATCACACAAACGTAAACTTTTCGTCAACTAAAAACATTTAATGAGTATAAAGTTTGCTATCTTTGCTTTTGGAAATCAAATATTTATAGCTTATGAAACCGATTGTCTATATCAAGATGAAACCGTATCTCAAAGAATTCATTCTTGGATTGGAAGGCCGTGACGGGAAAAAACTATATGGAGCCGAACCCGTGCAGTTCCCTAAGAAGGACATGTTGAACCTGTTGGTGGATCGTTTGCGTCGTAAGCCGGGGCCCGGATGCAAGCAAGCGAAACCCTCCTCGGAGAAAGACAGGGAGAATTACTTGAAAATAACGTTCGAGACCGATCCGCTGGATCGCCGTGATGAAATACGCATTTATCTCTCGCCGGAATCCCAAGTGCGGATAGCGAAGTATATCTACAATATGTTTTGCGCTACCGCCTACGAATACGTGAACGAGCATCTTTCATACCAAAAACGATGTTTTCCGGGCGAGACTCCCCGAAAGAACATCGCTTACCGGGAGTTTTGTGAGGAATATGGATTAACCAGAGCCGACGAGGATTCGATCCGAAAAGCCTTCGATAGGCAAGCCCGGATGTTCGTAGTGGATGGCGTCAAAAAAAAATTCGAGAAAAAACAAAATAATCGCCCTTTTGGGGCAAATAATCGGCAGTTTGAGACATCGGATTGCGCAGTTTGCGACTGAAACCGCCGATTGTTTTTTATTAACATACTAACCCTTTACAACTTAAAAGATTATGAACTGTTCGGAATTGATAGCGGATATTATCAGCATAAAGGCATACGATTTCAAGGATGTCAGCCTCGCTTTACCCTATACCCATGACATGACCGTAAAGGCATCGTCGGTCATCTTTTCCGGTTTGCCGGTTATCTTGTCGCTGAAGGAAAACTCGGGGGAGGCCCGTTGCGTATTGAGTTCGAGTGAGGCGGGAGACATCTATCAAAACTCCCTTTCATGGCAGACGGACGATACCGAACCGGAAACCTTGCGGCAAATAAGCGCCCTCACGACCGGACGTACGCACTACTTGATTACCACCTATGCCGGTACACGTAAATTACTCTACAATTGGTGTGGCATAGGCCGTACAAGACTGGAAGCCTCCCTAAGCGGAAGCTCCGAGACAATAGGAGCGTCATTCAGCGTGAACAGCCGTTTTCCCATATTGACACTCCTGTAGGCCGTCCGTCCGGACGGATAGTGTCCTTTAGTACGCTGTTATACATATATATATTCGTGTGGTTTTATAGGTTTAAAGATTCACTAACCTTTATTTAACTTGACACGATGACAAATTATTATTCCTTTCTGTCGGAAGTGATGCGATCGAGTGTATGGATGATGCACCCCGATATATTCCTATACTATAAGGAGATCCTTACGCTCGGGCGTATTGGCGGCGAATTCCCCGAAGTGAAGTGGGACGCTAAGCGTGAGGAAGGGAGCCTACTTATCTTCAGACCCGGTAAACGGGAACCGGAGACCCGTCTGATCCAGACACAAAATCCACATTGGTACACTTCGGAGGATATCGCTAAAGAAGACCAGATCATACATGTTCTTCCTGTCTCAGGCCCGATTACTCATGGCGGCGCTGAGTGCTCGTATGGAACCCGTGAGATGGCGGATCGTTTTATCTATTCGGATAACCAAGATCGCGTAATCGGACATTTGGTATTGCTGGATACTCCGGGAGGTTCCGCCACGGCGAATGACTTGGATAGCGTATTCGCTAACGCCAAGAAGCCTGTAGTCGGCTTGATTCGGGGAATGAATGCCAGTAAGGGCGTTTGGATCTCTTCCTTTATCCCTCATGTATTTGCCGAGCGTGAAGATGTAGAGATTGGTTGCGTAGGTGCTTTATGGGCGATGCGTGGCATCCGTAACGGCGTGAACGATCGCAATGAGGTGTATTACGAGGTATACGCTGACAATTCAATCCACAAGAATAATGAGTATCGTGAGGCTATCCAGAATGATAACGTGCAACCGGCTATCAATGCCCTTAATGAGATAGAGGCTGATTTCCGGGCTACCGTGAAACGGCGTTGGCCGAACGTGCCTGATGAGAAGTTGACGGGAAAGATCTATAAAGCGTCTGAGGTGATCGGCGAGATGGTGGACGGGATAAAGACTTATGGAGAGGCCGTGAATTTCCTCTTTGAGTTGGCGGGCGTAGACCGCGAACAATCCGGAGTGGTCACTCGTGTCGGTGTGATCGGCACGGAGGAAGCTATTCCTGTGACACCCGAAAATGAGATAACCCAATCTGCCACCGGAACCGAGGAGCCGGTACAGAACAACAATACTAACCCTCAAAAACTGATAATCCCTATGATCAACAAAGAAACGTTGGAAGCTATTCCCGGTATGGGTGCTGTCGCGGTAGATGAAGCGGGTAACGCGTCTCTCACGGCAGAGCAGTATGATATACTGAGCGAGCATTTGGCGAAAGGTAACGCCGCTATGCGGTTGGCGAGTACTCAGCAAGAGACCATCGAAGGCTTGAGACAGCAAGTCTCTACGAAAGACAATGCTATCAAAGAACTGTCTGAGGCGACGGGTAAAGACATCGAGCAACCGGTGGTAACGGAAGATCCCGATCTGGACTCGTCCGCATCTCAAACGTCTATACTGAACGGCGTGACGAATCCCGCCGAGAAATTCAATTTAGTATCCCAGAAAGCCAAGCAGATGGGATTGATTTAAACCCTTAAAAACCAAAGAAAATGGCAGTGATTCAAGACGTAAAAAGCCTTATTGACATTAATGGGCTTAACGAGACCGCGAACCGTATACGCCCGGAACTGATGATGTTCCCCGCCGTATATGTCGGGAACGAGTTGAACAAGATGGGTGTCTCCATTATTCCGGGCATCCAGAATAAGCTGACCTCTTACAGCTATCTCCGCTACGGAGGCATCATGCGCCCCTATTATCCGGGCATGAGCGTGCGAAAGGACGCTATCGGAAAGATCGAGGAGAATACGTTGCAGGTATATCTTGCGGCGGGTATCTTGCAGGATAATATCCAGAACTATACCCAATTCGCCTTGGGTAATTATAATTTGCTAGGTTCAAACAAGACCTATAAGCATCCGTTTAACGACATCGTGCTTTATTCCATCATGAAGACATGGAGCGAGGACTTGATAGATGCTTTTATGTTCGCTAAGCGTAAGGCGGACGGTAAGAATAAATACGACGTGTTCGACGGCATCTATACCCAGATCCTAGCCGCACGTGTATCCGGACGTATCTCCGAGAGCCGTCATAACCTGATCCCTACCGGTCCTATCACGGCCCCGGTCGATGACTCCGATACGCAAGCCTTGGAAAAGGTACATTCCTTCCTCTCGCAAGCGAATCCGGCCTTGACTCGTGGCGGCGCTATCTTGAACGTTACTTCCGGATTGGCTGCGGATCTCCAGTCGGCTATCTTCAATAAGTTCAAGTATACCTCTACCGTCGATCAGTACGGAACGTTCAAGATCCCGGCTTGGCCTACCATCGTGGTCAACCCCTGTATCAATATGGGCGAGGGAGACTTGATGATCTTGTCGAAAGGCAATATCATGCAATTGGGCCTTGACTCAGTGAGCGATGACGAGTATGTAATGGTTCGCCAGATCGATGACGACGCGAACGTACTTACGTTTAACATCCAAGCTCGCTACGGAGCTAATATCGCCACGTTCGACAGTACGATGTTCGCCGTGAACGACGGAACCTTATCTCCTATCGCCTATGCGGGCGACATTACGGGACCGGATGAGTATACCGTAAACGTTACCGCCGGAGCGAATGGAACCGTGACCGTAACCCCGAAGCAAGATAAATACGCCTTGGGCGATCGGATCGAGATGGCAGCTACCCCGAGCGAGGGATACGAGTTCGATAAATGGTCTGATAACTCTTTGGATAATCCACGCCGCTTATTGGTGAAGGATGATGTTACGCTAGAAGCCTCGTTCAAATCTAAAACCGTATAATCATGGCAGGAGTAGTCAGTACACTTTGTGATTTTGCCGACCAGAACGCCGCTTCAAACTGCGGCGAGGCTCTATCCGGTATCGCCACCACTGCGTATATCGGGTTTAAGAACGACTTGAAGGAACCTTATCCCAAGCTGAAAGTGCCGGGGACCGACGACGCTGATTTCGCCTTGAGCGAATACGCTAAAATCGAGGATTCGCCCGGTTTCCAATTCAAGGCCGGCAAGCATTTTTATAAATGGGAGTTCGATACGGAGAGCGGCCAGCTCACCTCTTCCAGCTCCGGGCAGCAAAAAGGTTTCGTGCAGACCTTCACTTTCTTGATGAAGAATATGACACCTGAGTTATCGGCGCTGATGCGCAACCTGAATAACCGGAAAGACGTATTTTTCCTTTTTCCGGAGGATGACCATTACGTAGCCATCTACGATCCGGATCGTAACGTGAATATCGCCGATGGCGGTATCGCCTACGATTCAGGAAAGGCTATCGGCGATGATTCCGGCACGACCGTTACCGTGACGTTGCCTACCCGTCTTCCGAAGACGTATTATTTCGGTACCGTCGTCACGGAACCCGCCGCCGGCGCATAGCGAATAATTGATTTTCTAAAATTAATAGAAGGAGAAGCAAAGCGTAACCACCCGTGGCGCTTCTCCTTCCATGTTTAAAACAAGCCCATAAAAATTATGATATATAAGAACATGACAGACGAACAATGGGAGAGTTGGAAAAGCCGGGTACAAGCCGCCCTCGATACCGACCTGAAAGAGTATAATCATTTCCTTGCCCTGCTGATGGAGGTATCGGCAGATTGCTCCGTGAACCGGCAATTCCAGATCGGGGAAAAATCCCGTTATATGGCTCGGCTGAAAGAGGTATTATCCCGCATCAAGCGAATGACGAACTATCCCCGTTTGATTACGAAGGAAAATCCCGCCAAGCCCCTGTATATCGCGCAGATCCCGATCCATGAGGAACGCCAGATACCCGGACAACTAGCGCCGGAACCAATCCCTCCCCTGGCGACCCCACCCGCATGGAACCGCTACTCCGATTTCAATAGCTATAAGGAACGGCTTTCGCCGGAACTGCGTCAGGAGGGCGAGAATCTGCTTACTTGGTTCGCGAACCGCCAACGCTTGCACGAGTTATCCAAGAACCAAGTGCGCTCCGACGTGCCGAAGGAAGAAATCGCTAAGACCGTTTCGGCCCTCGATGCGCAAAATGAGCAAATAGAGGCTTATTTCGACCGAGTGGAATCTTATATGACCGGAGCGAATCCGGATGATCCCGATAATGACGAGGACTTGCGATCCCGCACGAACGGGAAACCCTCCGGATCGTACACGAAAGAGGAGATCGACCAGATGATGGGAGATAGCCCGGAATTCGCCACGCTTTGCAAGGTAAAGCGTATAGAGTCTCATAAGAAGTGGCTTAGCCGTACGGATATGAAGAATCCTAAAAGTCCGGAAGAACGGGCGCTTCGGATCCGTGAGTTGAAGGAATGGGGTGTAGACGTGTCCGCTTATGTCTGATATCCACGCCCATTATCCCTATCTGGAACCTTGCCTCGGATGCTTCGAGAATGATTTGCGGGAGCTTTCGGAGCGACCCGGGTCACCCATTTTCTTCGGCAACGGGGATCTCTCGATGAACCGCTTCCTGCTTGCCTTGTGCAAGCTGGTTCCCGGGGCGGACCTCACCATCTGTTGTTATTCCCTTTTGCCGAGTACGATGGTATATCTGGCGGATTTGCGCAAGGCCCACGACTTGGGGGAGATAACCGTGTTCTGTAATAGCTATACAGACTTGGACGATTTCAAGAAAGAGAAGTTCGCCTCCATCCACGTGATTAAGGCGGACGTGAATTTCTTCTTGCTGCAAGCTACGAATGCGAGTAGCTCTATGACCCTAACAGGGGTATTCATGCAGGATTACCCAAGCCGCCGCTTGGACTTGTATACCCTGCACAACGATCCCGAAGAGCAATCATTGATACGTAAGACCATTTATCAAGCATTCCATAAACCCCTGAACCATGTCCGGAAACAACCGTAGCTCCTTCCAAGAGCGCCTCTGCCTTCATTTCTACGACAATGAGGACGATTTGCAGCAACACTTCTCTTCGCTTGAGATAGGCCGCTTGATGCGCCTCCGGGACTTGGATCGGGAGGTCCTGCGGAATCCCATGCGTCCGGATTCCGACCGGGTACGTTGGCTCCGCAATAAATATAAGATCGGCGAGCGTCAGGCCCATTATGACATGGCAGACCTAAAAGTGGCCGTAGGTGCCTTCAGCGTGAATAACAAGGAATACGAACGCCGTGAGCTATCCGAGGGATTGCGGCGCATGATGCGACTTGCGGAAGACAAGAACGATCTGGCCTCCTATGCCCGCCTTGCGAAGGAATACAAAGCCGTGAACCGCTTGGATAAGGACGATCCGGAACCGGTGGATACGAAGATGATCCCGTTATCCGCACGCCCGACGATGGATCCGAAGTATGTCAACGACAAGTTCACGCCGGAGGTGATAGCGTTGATGAAAGCCGAGGTAGAGAAACGTTGGGGAAAGCAACTTGCCGAGGACGTGGATTACGAGGATGTTCCCGAGGATCAGAAAGATCCGTTCTCACGATCGCAAATGGATATAGAAAAAAGAGACTCTTAACTGATTAATCTTATGATAGACATAGCGGATGAATCCATATCGGAACGTGAAAGGCTCTTTTGGCTGAATGAGGGCCAGTTCGAGGTCTTTGAAATGATGCCTCGCTTATTGACGTTGATTTGTTCCCGGCGTTGGGGCAAGACCCATTTGCAGGGGACGTTCTTGACACGTATCGTCTCTTACATGCCCGGCGGTAAAAGTTTTATTTACTGCGCTACGCTCAAGCAAGGACTTACCCGTACGATTCCCGGATCCATAGCGGCCATTGAGGACATCACCGGTTGGAAGCACGGAATTCATTTTTTCGTGGGATGCCATGCCCCGAAATCGGCGGGCTTCCTCGAGCCGATCGTGAGGCCCTATAATTGGGAGCACTGTATTCATTGGTTTAACGGGCATGTCAGCCATATCCTTAGTCAGGATATCAAATTCTCTGCCAATTCCTTGACCTTGGACGGGGGATTGATCGACGAGGCCCGTATCATCAAAAAGAAAAAAGTGGATGAAGAGCTTCGGCCGGCCATATCCGGCACTCCCGGGAGATTCGAGGATTGCCCCCTGAAGAAATCGGTATGGATCACTACCGACCGTCCCCTTACGAGAGAGGGGCAATGGGTCATAGACCTTGAGGCGCAATCCACCCCAGAGATAGCGAAGCAATTAAGGGATAGCATAGACCGGTATCTTTTCATGGAGATGACGGGCTATCCCAAGAAATGGCTGGAAAAGGAGTTTGCCTTGATGAATGAGTTACGCCGTGATTGCCATCTATACCGGGAATACAATACCTTGATGAACCTCCCTATCGTAGGAATTGATTACATCAAGGATATGGAGCGAATCCTTCCCAAACGTATCTTCGATATATCCATCCTGAATAAACGTGTTAAAAGGGCCTCCGATGGCTTCTACGGGGCTTTCGACGAGGCGCGGCATACGTATGTGGTAGATAGCGTGGATAAGATGGAGGACTTCCGTATCACCGTGAAGCCCACTCCTCGCAACCGCATCCGGACCTCTTTCGAGACTTACGACTTTAAGCGCCTGCAGGAACACACCTGTTTCCTTGACCTTGATATAGACCCCAAGCAGGGCCTAAATATCGCTTTCGATTATAACGCCCGGATCAACTGGGTAGTAACCGGCCAGAAAGGAAACATAAACGGCGTAGAGCGTCTGATGGTATTAAGCTCCATGTTCGTGAAGGATGAGCGGAAGTTGCGTGAGCTTTGCGATGATTGGGCGACCTATTACGAGCCGCACCGGATCAACAACAACCGGGTGAACTTCTATTACAACCAGACCGCCAAGCAAAAGCGTTACGCCAACAACGACCAGAACGAGCGTTTCTACGAGACCGTGATCGCTTGCCTAAGTGCCCGTGGCTGGAACGTGAACGCTATCGATATGGGCGAGGCCATGCTGCAAATGAGCAAGTTCTATCTGCTGGATGACGCTTTTAAGCATCGTTACAACACGAAAAAGGGGAAACCGAATCTTTTCCCTTATTTCAACAGGGACAACAATGAGTACCTGATAGCCGCTATCGAGAATACCGAGACCAGCGATAAATATGACGGTTTCGGAAAGGATAAATCCGGCGAGAAGAAGACGGATTCGGACGAGGATCGTGCCGAACTCAGAACCGACGGGACGGATGCTTTCGATGATCTTTATATCGGGATGAATAATTATTATCAAGAAGGATCGATCCGCTTCCCGGGAATAACAATCCGTTGAAAATATATCGCTATATTTTTCTGTAATTTAGATAATTATGGTATATTTGTAAACCATAAGATAAGATTAAGTAAGCCATTTCCCTCAAAAGCCGTCGCATGTGAATGTAACGGTTTTTTTTATGCGCGCGTCCCCCGAAAACTCTTTCCGAATCCGTCCGATCGTCTCTCCGATGTTATCGCAATCCTTCGAAATGCTAATAATTTAACACAAATGCCATTAATTCCCTAAATCCCGGGAAAAACCGCATGATCCCTCTTGAAAACCCCGCTCCGCCCTACGGAGCATCCGTCTGGGACGGGGGTTGTTCCACGCAAATATGCCGGAATGTTCCACGGATGATGTACGTCTGGACTGGTGGTGGGATTGATCCGTCCTCCGGGATGGAACCGGACCGGATCGAACCGGATCGCCCATCGAATCCGGGCGATATCTCATCCTTGATCTGTACAAAGGGACTCCCAAAAACAGACGAAAAAATATTTATTTTTCTAGCGTTTTTTTTGCGTAAATGCTTGTATATTCTGAAATTATCCGTATATTTGTAGTGTTGAAAACAACCAATTAAGAACGTGAGACACACGGTAAAAACTGTTTAAAGGCAATGACTACGTATATTTTCAAAGGTAAGGAAATCAATCATTCAACTTTTCTTTTTATTCTTCGTTCAGCGGGCATTAATGGCGGTAGAAAAATATCCGCTTACGAGGCACTTGTGAAGTCTGCCGAATTGGGAAAATCAAAGGCTGTAGAAATTTTAAACAACTTGGAAATTATAGAAAATAATGAGTCTTTATAGCATTAAAGTGTACCTTGCCGGCGGCGACGAGGTACACGCCCGCTCGGAAGGATCCAGCCGGGCAGAAGCCTGGGAACGGGTGAAGAATAATGACGAGTTCCGGCGATTTGTCGGGACTCGTCGTATTACCTCGTATGTTGTCACGCTATCCGATCAGCCGGAAGAACCGGTGAATACATACGAGCTATACGCCGAGGGTGGCCGGGTGATGATCCGCCGGAACAAACCTCCACGGTTTACAGGGGTTGTTACTATGGGGATCAGGTCAGATATCGAGGATGTGAAGTTCTTGGATAAGGCTACTGCCTTGGAAATGGCTTCCGCTTTGCGAAAAGGGGCGGAGTTTCTACGGAAAAGTGATTCTAAACATAAAAAAAGTAAAGATGCAATATAATTACATTGAAACATTTTGTTTCGAGGATATGGGTCGGGAGAATTGGATACGATTGTCTTTGATTATAAGATCAAAAGGAAAAGCGAAGACAATAGGTGAAGATGTTGTAACTCTTTTGTTTTTAGATAATATAGATAATTTGTTACCTTTTCATATCGTCCTGTTATCTTGTATAGTGGATGATTTGAAAGAAAAAGGATATCTTATTGTTTTAAATGTATTAAATGAAAAATTAAAAAGATTCATTGAAACGGATGTGTATTTCCGTTCTTATTGGAGCGGAAAGAAAGAAGATCATATAGAATCTCCAACGATCGGAAGGCTGAATTTGTGGAGAATAACGGATACAGGCAAGGAAGGATATAGTATAAGTGTTGAAAATTATTTCAAAAACTTATTCCCCGGTAAAGATCTATCTTCTTTGAAAACATCACTAAATGAGTTATATTTCAATGTTTTCGATCATGCGGACGCAAAGGGCAATGCATTTTCGTACATATATTACGATGAGAATGAGAAGAAAATATATATAGCGATTTGCGATTATGGAAAAGGTATCGCTAAAACAATTAAGCCGGTTTATCAGTTATCTAAAGATTCTGAAGCGTTAAAGAAGTCCTTAGAGTCTGGAGTATCTTCTAATTCGAAACCGCATAATAAGGGTTTCGGCTTGGATGTGGTAATATCTTCTTTGTCCGAAAATAATACTTTTAGGATGGTTAGTAATAAGGGCCTTTTGAAGTTGAGTAAAAATAAAGGATCTTATGAATATAAGATATTTGATTTAGACTTTGATTTTGAAGGTACTTTGATTTACTTTGAATTATCTACAGATGGGTTTCCGGATGTGGATGAGTTGAACGATTTTTCATTTGATGATTTATGAAGACAATACAGTTAATTAATATATTAGAGGGGAAAACTTACCCGGAAGCCGGTACCGCTTTATTCCCTTATCTTGTAGATGCAATAAATGAAGGGGAGCGTATATGTATCGATATGTCGGGTGTTGATTCAATACCTACTCTTTTTATGAATACTTCATTCGGGGAGGTGTTACAGATATACGGTATTACTTCCTTTAAGAAATCGATATCTTTCGCCCATATACAGCGATCGCAAGCCGAGAGGATAAAAAAATATCTCATAGATTATGAGAGAGCCTATTTGAAGGAACACATATCTAAATAGAATATTAAGGACATGGGGCATTTGATCGTAAGGATAGAGAGGGGACCGGAGCTTTTCGGAGCGTGGGCGGAGAATGTGCCGGGCATATACGGAGAAGGCGAGACTGTGGAGGCTACTAAAAAAAATTTGATGGACGGTATCAATTTGTATATAAAATATAACGATGATATACCGGAGGCATTGACGGGAGACATAGCGATAGAATGGGTGTATGATACCCCTTCTTTGCTTGACTGTTGATTTGTGATGTTTTGATTTGACAGTTTGATATTGCATAACGGTTGGCCCCGTTCCTTTAAGGTTCGGGGCTTTTTTTGTCCTTTCCGCTCATTTCTTTTGTGTTACCTTTGAAATAAAAAAATAAGGATAGAATAAGAAAAAAAATCGCCGGGCCTCTCATGAGGAAGCCCGGCGGGTGGATCAAGGATTAGCCTCGATGGTTTTAACGATGTCCTTCAAGCCTTCCAGCGTGCGGGCCTCGTAAAACTTTCCTTGGTGGGTGATAAGGGCGTTTAGTTCCTCTTTGCCGGCTACTTCTTCCGGGCTTGCGAATAACTGCCAGATGGGTACGTTTAGGGCGGCGGCTATTCGTTCGGCTGTTTCTATAAGCATTTTACCGGCAATTTGTTTGCTTAGAGCCTGTCTACTAACGTTTAAAGTGTCTGCCAATTGTGCGACATTCATTCCTTTCTCTTTTAATATTTCCTTTATTCTTGTCATTATATTTGATTTTTATTGCAAAGATATATTAATAGGCTATTATGTAAATAAAACTATTTACTAATAAACGCTAAAAGCAATATTATTATTCCCTTTCTAATTGCATAAGTAAATAATATTATTTACATTTGCATCATAGTAATAAACAAAACGAGTAATAACAACACTAAAAAATGCACGTCATGAAAACAAACAGAACTTACAACACGGTAGTATTTAGCGATAACATTGAGTTTTTAAATGAGGTAGTAAGCCGCTGCCCGTATGAGTGTGTTAAACTTGGTGAAGGCCGATACGGATTTATGGATAACAAGAACGGTGATATACGGGATTATTTTTGCGATACGCTCGGTTATACGCTTGGACAAGAAGGATTTGATTTTGAGTATTTAGATGAGCAGGAAGCCGCTAAAACTGGAAACGATGATGATATAGAGATATCTTACACGTTGAAAGGATCTAAGGAGATTGAAGGAAGTGTAACGTATATACCAGGTAATGAAATGTTTTTAGCATTGACTTTGAGCAAATCGAAGATGTTTAAGACCTTGAAGGGGGCTCGAAGCTTCATGGCTAGACATGGATATGTAGAGTATAAGGAATGTACAGCGAAAAAAGACCGCTATACAAAAGAGGTGGACGGTATGCGAGTAGAAGCCTATTTCATCAATGAAAAAACCCCGTTGGAAGAACTAAAGGAAAGTGGCGATAAAAAGAATATCCGTGAAATGATCGAAGCAAAAGAACGGGCATTAGCGAATGCGATGGAGAATGTTGAATATTATACGAGTGTGGGGAATAAGGAGTTTGCAGATAACGAGCAAACTAGGGTAAACCGACTAAATAAGGATTTGGCGAATTTACGGGCATCCTTGGAGTTGCCAGCGGCCAATGATACCCCCGAGTCCCCTAATACTTCCTATGGGACTTCGGAAATATCACGGAATTTTTAATAATAATAAGCTAATAGAGAGGCATATGAAAGCAACAAACAACAATACAGATCATTTATTTATGGATATCTTTAACGACTTATTAAAGACTGCGACTGATTTTTTTGCTGAACTTTTCAAGAAGGAGAAACCGGGAACGTATACCTTGAAGGATATCCAAGATTTTGTAGCGAACCGTGCGCTAGAAAAAACAAATGATATTATCACTATAGAGAGGGGTAATTTTAAGTGCTCTTTTGATAAGATAAAAGTTTTTGAATATCTGGCAAAATTTAAAAAGCTTTCCGGCGCAAAGACTAAACTGGCTTTCACAAACATGGGCTATCAAGAAAAAAACGATACGGATCGTTGTCTTTGTTCCTTCTCTGTATTTTTTGATAAAGGCATTAAAACGCTTACCAGCATAAAAAAAAGGAAAAAATCCTATAGCGGTCATTATTACGATAATAATGTAATATTGTCTACCTCGAAAAAACAAATGTATGCGACTAATGGCTATTCATTAAAGTATAAAAACATCGTATTTCTCGATTATTTAGGGGCGGAATTTCCCGAATTACAAATACCGTTTGATATATTCAGAAAATTGGACGGCAAAAAATGCGAATTTATCGTGTTAAGTAACAACGATGATTCTGATTTTTTGTATGTTTCTGTAAGATCAGAAAATGAATATTTTGAATTTTCGTTTGAAAAACCGGACGCATACATCCCATTTGATAGTGTAGTCCCTAATATCTCTAAGGAACTTAAAGTGACTGTAAGTGATCTAATGGAGTTCAAGCAGGTTGTTAAAAGCCTTTCTAAGTCAATATATGCGTATTATGGTGTAATGTTGTGTTTTGAAAATGGATCAAGTGATTTAAAAGTAATCAATTTAGCGGACGAATGTTATAATGACAAGCTGGAGTATAAGTATAACGAAACGATTATTAGATTGTCGGAACCGGCCATTTTTACCTGTAATTTATGTGCGAACTTTGATTCTATCCAAAGTTTGGTAGGAGATTGGGACGGGAGTATATACGTTGCGTATACAAAAATATTTGGAAATATAATCGCAAACGGCTTAACGTTTGGTAGCGAAGTCTCTGATATTTCCTATATGCTTTGTTCTCTTATTGATAAATGTTATGATATTTATAATATAACTCCTAGTTTCCCACATTTCCAAGCCCCTATAGATGCGTGGACTAAACAGGAAATAAACGAAAAAAGCCCGGTCTTTCCAGTATCGACCGAATCTGTTTTGGATAATCCTACCTATGAACCTTCGGAAATATCACGCTTTTCTAAGGTATCGTTGGATGATTTACGGGATGAAGTTTGCGTTGCTTATCGGTTGCAAGGCAATGGGCGTGGGCATCATTTCATACGATATCATTATGGGTGTTTGACGGGTAGCATTAAACTTCTCCTTGGTCTATCTTATAGGGTATCGCTTTTGGCGGCGGATCGGTCTGATTGTCGCTTACAGGCATGGCGATCTCGGGTGCTAGAGGATGTCTGGCGTTTCCAAGCCCGGCTGGGCGCTTGACGGATTCATGGCGGGTGCCTTCTATAGCATCCCTAAAATATCACGGATTTTTCATTGCTTTATAAACTTATTACCCTTGATCCCGGGGGGAATCGGGATTGCTATATATTTATGAATGAGAAAAATAATAAGATGTGGGTTAATATAACCCTTTTGTTTACAGCGTTTTTGGTGTTATTCGCCGTGGTTGGTACGGTGGAATACACGGATGATGTGTATTACTCTATACCGGAGATCACGATACAAGAGATACGGACTATCGTGGGGAGTAACGCTTCACGATCGGATATTGTAAAAGAATATCTTTCGAATAAGGAGGATTACGAAGGTGTCGAAGCCTATGGACCTTCGGAAATATCATGGATTTATACGATGGAATGATATGGGGCGGAAAAATCTTACGACTCCTTTTTCTGAAGCGTTACGGATATGTAGGGGATCGAGGCATAGGATAAGGAATAAGGAAGGCTTTACGGCTGTGATCGTTTATATACCTACTTATCATACCTTGGGCGTTGAGTACTGGACGGATGAGGATTTGAAGGCGGAATGCGCTTTTAACCCTTCTGGATATATCTCTTTGTTCGTGGAGAGGTTGTAACCTTGAATATTTATTATCAGTTAAAAAAATTGTCATGAAAAAGAAAGAATATGTACTGGAAGAACGGTACAATGAGATTGAGGATAAGTTGCATTATATACAGAATATATTGGAGTTTGAGCGTCGGCCGGTGAACATGCCTGTCACCGAGCAAGTAGCCGATTTCCGGGATAAGCTATTAGGCGCCCATGATATCTGTTCCATCTTCGAGAATATGATAACGTCTTGCAACCGTACGATATGTATCGCGGCTTGCGCATTAAGGGATTTGGATAAGATCCAGAAGGAGTATCCGGATATATACATCAATTCTTGTATACGGTCTCAAGACCCTGCAACGGAGGTCGCAAAGTCCGCTATGTTATTATCGGAATTTACCCCGGCGGTGAATGAACGTATCATTTACTCGATCTACGCTTGTTACGACTTGTTTTATAGGAACCTTCTCGATAGTCGGATCTCCGACGTGTTCGACGAGGAATAATACACTCTCTCTACCACGTAAGAGGACCCCGTGATATTTTCGGATGGCTCCCTATGGGACCTCCGAAATATCACGGATTTTTCCGGTTATCTATAAATGTTTCTTATATTTGTCATATCATAAAAATATAATAGTATGGACGAATATCTCTATAAATTATCATCAATATTAGATATAAAAACATTTGATATCGAGATTGTTACATATACCTCCGTTTTAAGTTCAAAGGATTTATATGATTTTTACTTAATGACGGGTAGATTCCCAACGAAAAACGAAATAGAGACAGCGAATAAGTTCGGTGTTGAAAATTTATTTCTATTGTATAAATGTAATATTCTAAAGGTTGAGAATGTAAAAGATTTTATCTAATAGCTCCTATGGACTCTCCGAAATATCACGGATTTTTTAGGGCTCTCCTAAATGTTTTTCGATCATTTGGACGGGGGTGAGCATGCGGCGGGATGGTTGCCATACTCGCTTTCGCCACACGGCGGCCCAGCGTATCTAATGTAACGTCTCCCGAGACTTCCGCTTGTGCGTAGAATTTCGCCGGATCTTCTTTCTTGATCGGGTTCACTTTCTGAACCACCTTGAACTTTACTGCCATTTGTTTATTCTTTTTAGATTACAACGCAAACATACGCCGGATTGCCGAGGGCGTACGCCGAACCCGGACGGTATGCCCTGTTTTGTCCTTTAATGGAAAGAATGGGTCTCGTATATTTGATACTGAATTTGTAACGCAAAAGTACACTAACCCTGACTTTACCAATATGGCAGTAGTTCTAGTTCAAAAACCGGATGCGATCTCTATGAGTGGGAATTTGAAGGAGCTGATCCTTCAAAGCTCGAAATCTGTAGACGTGACGCTTTACGTAGGGGGAACGCTTATCTTGAGCGAGACCTATTATCCGGGTAACGGGAACCTGATCCACGTAGATTTTACGGAGGTGGTGGAAACCTACCTCTCTTTCAATCTACCATCCAGCGATGTTTTCGTTCAAGCGGAATTGGCGAGAATGTTTAATTTTAATTGTACGGCCGATTCCGTGGTTACTACCGGCAGCTTTACGGCCATCCGTTCCGGCAAGCTTCATCTGAATGAGGCCGCCTCGCAATTCCTTACCGAGAATTTCCTTACGTGGCAGCCGAATGACAAGCCCGTAACCTATTACTCGCCGGAATACCTCACGTATTACGCTACGCAAGCGTGCGCTATCAAGGTACGGGCTTATTTTGAGGATGGTTCGAATAGCGTCGTTACCTTGGTTTCTCCCACCGAGGGGAGTTGCTATACATTGAATATGCAATATGGCGTGATTAGCGGGAAGTTTAGCGGAAGGCATCCTATGTACTATGATGTCTGGGTGGAAAACACATCCGGCGCACGTCTATCGTACGTACAACGCTATCGGGCAAGCGAGAAGCAAAGCGAGGATGAATGCTGGTATCTGTTCGAGAACTCGCTAGGGGGCTTGGACTGTGTACGTGCGTATGGCTCTATCAAGGATACGCCGGAGTATACGTATAATATCGCCAATATAGGTGATATCAGCGAGGAGTACCGTGTGGATTGCCAACGGCTACATGTGAGGAACACGGGATATCTTTCTCCGCAAGAATCTAGGTGGTTGCAGGATTTGTTCGTTTCCCGGCAGAAATATGTTTATACGATTAGCGGTATTTACAAGATCGTCTTTACGGGAGGTGATGGCAACTCGGATAGCGCTAATCTTCCGGATAGCTATAGTTTTACTTATCGGTATGCCGATGATCGTCCGTTCTTGGATATCCAGCGGCGAACCGATCTTCCGGCGAATCTGGTAATACCCGTCCCGACGGGAGACACTTTTTTTTTACCCCCACGGTTAGCTGAGTTTCCGAAACCAGCTTTAACCGTAGACCTTCTGTTTCCTGTACAACAGCCTCATACGGAGATTTTCGGCACCGTTACTTTAGGAGGGTTGCACGACTCCATCAAGAATTCTATCGTAAAGGATCTGGATGGGATCGATATGCATCCGGTTGGTGCGGGTGGGGGCGGTAGTGATATCTATCTGGTCAAGGAATTCGACTTGACGCTTCCTACGGACGAGAACGCTTTCTCTTCACTGAGGGCGCTGAAGGAGATAAAGGATAATAACCAATTCCTTTTGGATAATTTCGATATCCGTTATCTCCGGAAGGATATGCCGGATGTAGCGGGCTTTGATATTACATTTGAGCAAGATATAATTCTATCCGGCGAGAAATCCTCCATTTACTCAGACCGTGACGCTGACAGTTTCAAGCACGAGAACGGTTTCCGTATCTTCGCTGACGGTACGGCGTGGGTGAAGGACTTGAAGGTGAAGCATGACTCCATGTTCGCCGGTTCCCTTTCCTCTCCTACATTCGCCTCCGGTTTCCC